GCCCAAGTGGGGGTTGTTGGTAAAGTCATTAAAAACTCTCTTTAAATTGTTGTTGCCGAAGAAAGGACTGCCAAGGTTAAACCCCCAACAGAACCTCCCAAGAGCAAAGTTATATAGGGGTCATCGTATGAGCCTAGAAGCTCAATAGGAACTCCATAGGAGTCTACTAGCGTACTTATAGTTACACTTGGGGTTAAGTAAGACCTTTCTTGAGTTGCTGGGTAGTGGATAGAAACCCCTTCAGCGGCGTACCCTAAGTCCACTACGCTACCAGTACCTAGACGAACACCTACAGGGTCTGTACCGCCACTGAGGGTTGCTAGGATCTCTTCTGGAGGGGTTGTATCAACCCAGACACAAGGTATGAAGGATGTGTAATCTGAGTCCCAAGTGGTGAGTAATCTACTACCGCTAGACACAGAATCGTTAATAGCATCTTCCAATTCTGAAGTAAGAATCCCACCCTCCAATCTCATTACTCCAAACCGAGTATTCGGATAAGTGAATATATCTGAGAAGAGGGTATCTTCTGTTTTTACTGCAATATTTCTTGAGAGGCTTATTACTTGAGACGCTGTTCCAGAATCGGTAGCAGATGCCATTGCGGAGAGGATAGCTGCTTTATAGATAGCATCACTTCTCCGGTTCCTCATTACATTAAACAGATAACCGTAGTCGTCTAAGGTTGAGCCTTCAGCATTAGAAATACTTGTTCCATTAGCCCAAGTCTTAATTTCATCTAAAGATGTTTGTAGTGATTGTAATATGCTTGTGTTTAAACCAATAACATTAGGTTTGTCTTCCCAAACAGAGGGTAACTTCCCAAGCCCATCAGAGATAATATTTACACTTTGTACAATTTCTGTGGCCATGTTATTATCTCTTAGTCTTCAGCTACATGAACATGAACTAACGTCGTAGCAGCATATTGTGTAGGTGCTATTGAGAATCTGTTACTCTGATAGCTTCCAACATCTAGTTCCCGCACGGTAATACCAACTATATCGTAACCAGTAATGTTGGTGTAAATAGGCACATATATTTTAGAGGGGATAACATCCACCCCAAGCCCTAGTGAATTTATATACTCTGCCACCACTTCTTTTATGATGTTTTCAAAACCCACTGTAGATTCTTCTTCAAGATTCCTTACCCACCAAACTTTGACTTCCATATTAACTGCTGTAGGTCTACTGAAGTCTATGCCCCTAGTAATACCAAACTCATCCACATAATCTACATGAACTGTTCCAGTCAAAGGTGTACAGGTACCTTTAGTTTCCCAAATGGTTTGGGCAATATCTTCGTTAGATCCTCCCTCAACAATACAAGAGAGTCCGTAAGCTGGAACACCATCCACTACAGCCCCTGTAGTATTCTCTACAACGGTTGCATGAGTTACCCCTGTAAGGTTTAACAGTTGGGATAAAACGGCTCTTGTAGTACCTCTCTGGGCTGTAGAAGCGGATGTTCTTACCCTCACCCTAAAGTCAGTGTCCGTCTCAACATCCCTACCATTAGTTGCGCTAGTCATTATCGGATAGGTCTTAGACCAACCAATAACAGGAGAGAGTATTTTCCAAGAGGTGGAAGGTGTGGGGGCTGTTGCACTCCCGTATAATACAGACTTAGCTTGTACTTTAGATTTCACAGTTCCAATAGTAAAAGCTGTTCCAGCTTCCATGATAATATTAGAATAATCATCTGAAGTTACGGTAATAGAATTATTATCACTTACAGCACTAATGTTTGTTACCTCATCTATATTACCAGCCAGAACAGCCAATAAGTCTGGCATGTTCACATCTATTGAAGGGGATGTTTCTGTATAATCTACCCCGTTAAGGGTTATTGTAAAATCTGTACTAGGGGCACTTGTATTTATAATGAATACTGTAGAAATACTAGAAGACGCTTGTATTCTTTTATTGGCTTGTGTGAGGTATCTATTCTTAGGGTTGGCTGTACTTCCACTATCTTCTACTAGAGCATTAGATGGGATATAAGTATCTTCTGTACCTTCTAGTACAACCTCTACCAATGATTGTGATGCTTGGAGCCTACTAATACCTTTCAGTACAGCAAGCTCATCAAGACCTCTTCCTTCAGCAGACTGTAATCTTTTCTGATTGTAGGCATACTCAAGGTATTCATATACAGTAGCAATTTCATCTGCTATTACATTATTCATTTGCCCAAGCAAAACATCAGACTGAGTATTTATATTTGGGTGGATATTTATTTGTTCATTTGAGACTAGCTCAGCTACGATTTCAGGTAGCCTTGGAATTACTAATCCATCTGCTGTGAATGCCATTGAGGCCCCTCTATTAGGATGCTATTATTTCTGTGATTCTAATTATTTCACCACTATCAGATTTAACAGAAGCAGTGGTAGTGGCCTCTCTGGTTTGACTATTGAAGACAGTCTCATAGCTAAGGATTTCAGCAACACCTTCTCTTGATAAGATCTGTTGGCGTATCTCGGAGTTAAATACTGTTATGGGTACTTTACCGAGTATAGAGAAATTATTATATTCATTCTCAAGCCAAGGAGTGCCATATTCAAGATCATATAGCCATTCACCTTTATTAACTTTCAGAGTAATGAATATTCTCTGTCTAACTAAATCTTGCTCAAGGGAACATAGCTTCATGGTGAAATTATCACCTAAATCTAGATCCCCTTCTTTTGTTAAAAGTATATCCACTTTATATTACCTTAGTTAGGCACCCCAGAAGGAAGTGTGGAAGATCCAGTTTGTACACCAACAAGGTTGTGTGTATGTGTTCCGAAGTCTTTACCAGCAACACTAGCACTTGTACTAGCTGTCATTGTAGATGTAGCAACTGCTGTAGCTGTTACTGTGGGGGTAGATACGCTTGCATCTACTGTGGTGACTCCTGTAACGTGTAGAGTGCCTTGAATCTCAACATTACCGATGATTGTAGAATTACCAAGAACCCTCAATAGTGTTGCTGGGTCTATATCAATATCACCATTAGCTTTTAATGTGACTACAGCTCCACCATTATTAAGAACAATCTCACCTGAAGGTTTCATGGAGAGTTTACAATCACCAAACTTCAACTCAACATTATCAGCAGAAGGTTTAAGATTGTTTAATGATGTATAAATACAAGGAAAAGCAATAGCATCTGTTTGATGAAAGTGTCTACTATCACTAGGAGCTATCTCACCACTACCATCTGAGTGTTGCCAATCTTCAATACTCCTCATAGAGAAGTTCAACCACACATTATCCCCAGCTTTAATTGGAAAGGATAACAGCCCACCACCCCCTGCTGGGGACACTATTGGCACCTCGTAAATAACAAGCTCATCATTAGAGATGACTTGTCCTGTGGTCTTTAAACGAGATATGGCAGGTCTTACGTCAACTGTCTGTCTTGTTGCATAACTATGTACTGCCAACACAATAGCTGGCATAGAAGTGTAAAAGTTTTCTCTTGAGTAACCATCAAAGAAGTTCTCAAATATATCTCTAATATCAGCCATTTGCTAGTTCTGTATTTTAAGGAGTGTTACGATTGTATCCCAATCGCCGTGCTTCCAATCCATTTTGTGTTGAAGTTCTTTAATGCTGTAAGTACCTTCGTAACCTTTGGCTGTTACATTGACAAGGGCATCTTTGGTTATATTGCCATCAAGGTAAAGGTTTAGCTTTAAGTCGAAGTTATCTTTGAAGTCATCATCTTTAGTGAGTTCTTCTCCCTTCTTGTCCTTAGCTTCCTCAGCTTTTCCTTTGAACTGTCCATCAGCTACAGTAACAACCTTTGTAAGCTGTCCCCGATGCTCTTTTGGCTCGATATGGAGCCTCCCTTGGGATATGTATGCCCTCATCCCATTTGAGCTGCAAACGCTTTCTAGGGCCTTTAATGGGCTTCCTTGAGCAACGTACCCAGATGGATAAGCCTTCTTCAAGAGTTCCGTGGCTATTGGTTGAGAATTAATCTCTCCTAAAGGTACCCCTGTCTTACCTATAGCATCTGCTAAGTGAGTTACAATATCTTTTAAAGTAGAGTTTGGAGGGTAGCTTTTACTTATATGGGCATTGAGAACTATCATTGAAGAGTTCGCCTCTATATATGTGATAGTGTCTTGATACTCTGGATAATTGAGGATTTTAGTAATCTGTCCTATAAAAACATGAGGCAGATCTTTTCCATCTTGCACATACCCTGCTCTTAGAAATATACTATCCCCTGTTCGTATTTGCTTATATGTGTCTTGTGATAAATTGTAAATTTTTATAGTGCTCTTATTTGAATTAGCTTTAGCACCTTCTTTGGGATCTTCTATATCAACTATAATCTGTAGGGGGTCTGTTAAGGTTATTACCTGTGCGGGTACCGTAGTAAGATCCTCAGACGAAATTTCAGTAGACTTATACCTATCATTGTAAGTGGTTGTGTCTTTTTCAGTTTTTCTATCATTGTAATCTTTACTTCCAGACGGCAGACTATTAGATATAACTTTGGAGTTCCTACCTATTTTAAGTTCCCATTTCCTTATAAAGACAGTATTATCCGACATTTTCATATTCTTCATTAGATATGTAATACAGAGTATATTCTCGCCCTATACCTATATTATTAATTCCGCAAGCTCCAGCATTATCTATATTTGGTAAAAGAATAAGCTTGCCGTGGGTAAAATTAGGTATTGGTTGTCCATAGAATAAGAAGCCATAGGGTGTTAAAGTTTCCCCACTAATTATTGGATTATCATTTAAATAAATATCTAAAGACCAAGTTTCAGATAGAGTGTTATACCTGTATGTGAGAGTGTAAGATAAACCTGAGAGAGATACTTTTACGCTACCATAGGATGTTTTTGAATGGGGTATCTTTATCATGGTGGTATTTTACCTTCGGCTTTTTTTATTTCTTGGCGAAGTCTTGGGAGTTCACCTTGGATCTTTTCTTGGGCAACTTTCTTTGGGTCTGGAACAACCCCTGTTGTAGCGGAGGTTACTGTTTTCTTTTCAGATTTGGTTGCAATTGCCTGTCCCATAGAAACTGTAGCTCTTGTAGAAAATGTAACTTGTTTTAATTGCAAGTCAACCTTATAAGCATATTTACCTTGAGATGTCCCCATATCCGAATCTTGTGAGAATGTTATATTGGTCATCATCACATTATCAAAGAAAGTTTCTGAATCTTCCTCAGAAGAGCCTCTATAGTATAATTTGAAAGCTTCTTTATTCCTTTTTAGGGACAACAATCCACCAATAAATTCTTCAGTTGTGCGTTTATTTAAAGAAGATTTTGTTTTAAAGTCTGTAATTACACCACTAAGATTGAAAGTCTTGTTCTCATTGACATAGTGATCGCTGACCTTTGCCCCACTTTCTATGGTATATTCAGTTAGTGACCCTGCCTCAGAAAAGTTAAAAGTTGTTGTTGCATCTAAAGAGTATAAGTCCCCAGCTAAAGTTTTTATATAGAATATCGACACTATTAGTATTTCCTTAGTTAGGGTACATTAAATCTTTTAAACTTGAGATTGTTAAATCTCTAGCCCTCTCTGCATCAGGTACTTGTCCAAAAGTTATTGTTGGATAAATATGGTACACATTTGGATTATAATCTTTTGCATAAGGGATATTAGCTCTTGGAAGTAAGGACTGATTCAGCCCTTGGGCTAATAAGTTCGCAGAAAAATTCTTATTTGGGGTTTTATAAGTACCCCCCGAGACTGGGCCATATATTGTGCTAACAGTTGGGGATACTGTTAACGTCTGTGTTACACTTTGCCCTAACATCCTCTCCATATACTGTGCAGCAATTGCATCTGCTTCTTGCTCAGAGGCACCCATAGCCATGGCTTTAGTTTTCACAAAAGCTCCATATCCTGTCATCCCCCCCCCATGAACTTTAGCTTTTTCCCTCTCTGAAGTCACACCCCTGCTTTTAAAGTATGCCCTTTCCATCTCTTTATCAGCCAAAAATTCCTTAAGAGTTCCTTTAGATGACACAATATGAAACATTTTACCAAGCTCAAATAACCCTTCAGCGGCATAATCGAAACCATCAATGAATATTCTAAAAGCTTCTGTTACAGTATCTACAAGATCCCTGAAAGGCCCAATTTTACCAGTCTTTTTCTGTTCTGTTGCTTCGTCCTCTAGTGATTTAGTCCATCCTTCAAAAGTGCTTTGTAAAGTTCCAAAAACCCCTGTTATGTCTGATTTAAGGAATCCTAATAAGGCTTTTGCAAGAAGATCTATACTACTCCCAAGCCTATTTTCTGAGGATTGTGTTCTGTTAATGCCAGCTTCCCAAGCCCCAGAAGATTCTGCTTCTTTCCTAACTAACCCAATAAATTTCTCTAATATTTTTAAGTCAATCTTTCCTTTACGCATTGCGGCAAACATATCGTCGGCACTTTTAAATCCGCCAGCCTCTTGCATGTGACCTATTGCCCCTGGGGCATGTTCTAAAAGCTGTCCTGTAAATTCCTCTGCCTTAACAGATTGTTTGCTTAACATCTGGGAGAAAGCTTTTGTAACACCTTTCGACTGTTCCTTTCCAAGTCCGTAAGCAACCTCCAAAACAGTGATTCCTTTAAACATAGCCTCTTGAGATTCTACTGAAAGTTTTGCATCTTTTGCAGAAATTACTACGTTATTATAAAGACTTGCCATATCTTTGATTGGTAAACCAGCTTCTTCAGCTGCATCTTTTATTTTAGTAAAAGCTTCGGCTGCTTTCTCTGCACTACCTGTTGCCATCAGAGTAGATATAGATAAATTCTCCATATCTTTAGCTCTTTCATAAAGATCGCTTCCAACACTGAAAACAGCAAAGATGCTCAAATAACTCCTAGCCATATTAGCCATAGAATTAGACATAGACCTAACAGCAAAGTTACCCCTTTCGACTTCAGCAGTGTGGCGTCTCTGGTTAGCTACAGCAAGGTTGATCTCTCTGTTTAAAGCCCGCATCTCATTTCTTGCAGCGGCTAAAGCTGCGGGGGTTGTTGCTGAGGATATGTTTGATTGTACTTCAGATACTCTACGTCTAAGCGTACTACCTTCTATTCCTCTTACACCCTCCCTGTCGAGTCTTCTTCCGGCGTGACTTGCTGTATCTGTTAAGCCTGTACGGCCCACCCCCATCCTTTCTTCGCTGTTCTCATGTCTCTGTCTTAAACCAGCAATATGGCTGGAAGCTCTAACAGAGGAACTTAATCTCTGCTGTCTCGCTAACTCTGCTTGTGTACTGGCCCTATTAAGGCCACTATTTATTCTGTGAGCTTCAGACTCTGCTTCAGTTAAATGCCTACTTCTGAGTCTTTCGTTATGATTAGCTGCTGTGACAGAGGAACTGAAACCCATCTGCCTATCTCTTTCAGCTTTTCTTGCTGCTCTATTTCTAGCATTATTTATTCTGTGAGCTTCAGATTCAGACCTATCCATTTCACCATGGTAAAG